TGTCGTACGCCAAGTACGGCGCTACGCAATGGCTGTTGAGACAGACCAAAGACAAGCCAAGATCCAAAATATGGTGAGGGAAGGAACCTTATGAGCGTAGATGCGGGTGTGGACGTCCAAAGTTCGGCGGAGACAGTTGAGCGGCCCCCGGTGAGACGTGTTCGTGGGCTCCGGTTCCCCGCACTGCCGACCGGGGCAATGCTTGCCCAGGTGTTCGGCGGGGCCGCCGCACTGTTCGGCAGCTATCTGACCTTCGGCGCCGGGGTTACGCTGATCGCGGGCGGCGTAGCGGGCGCGGTCCTCGGGGCGCTGAAGGAATCGAACCGCATATGACGTGTGAAGTCGACGGTTGCGACCGCGCCGGGCGTCTGAGCCGGGGGATGTGCCGTGCGCACTACGTGCGGTGGTACACCACCGGGGATGCCGGCCAGGGTCCCGTACGAGCCTACGGCCGTTTAGCGTGCGCAGTGCCAGGCTGCGAACGGAAGCACTTCACGCACGGCTACTGCAAAATGCACTACGGCCGCTGGCGGTCGAATGGAGACCCGCTGATCATCGGGACGGTCGGAGCCGCGCATTACCTCTGGGCTGGTGACGCTATCGGATACTCCGGGCTGCACGACCGGCTGCGGAAGTCTCTTGGCTCAGCGTCGCGATATGCCTGCCGGCACTGCTCTGGACGGGCTGAGGAATGGGCATACGATCACGCCGATCCCCAAGCGCGGCACGACCCGCGCACCGGCCTGCCGTACAGCCCGGATGCGGGGCGCTATATGCCTTTGTGCAAGTCCTGCCACCAGATCTTCGACAATGCCCAGCGCAGGACGGCTTGACATGGGCCTTGGGCGTCTGCTCAATCGGTCGACCAAGTACACCGTCACCGACACGGTGAGCGGCTTCACGAACACGTTCACCGTCATCGACGGGCTGTCCCCCGACTGGGCGTCGTCGTCGGCGTACCGCGGTGCGATGACGATCCCCGGGGCGTGGCGGGCGGCGCTGCTGCTGTCGGGGCTGCTCGGCCAGGTGCCGTGGCACGCGTACCGCAAGTACGGCGGCAAGTCGGAGGAGATGCTCGAGCCGAATCCGCCGCTGCTCGAGCAGCCATCTCCGCCCGACCCGCGCATCGCGACGTTCTCATCCGCCGGGCTGGACCTGCTGTGGAACGGCAACGCCATCTTCCTGCCCGCGGCGCGTAACTCGTTCGGCTGGCCCACATCGGTGGTGCCGGTGGCGGCCCGGTACGTCGACGTCCGCCGGGTCACGCCGTACCTGGATTCGCCGCTGCCGGTCGGCGCGCTCGAATACAAGATCGGCAATATGAGCCTGGCGTCGGATGAGGTCATCCACATCAAGGGCCCGTGCGAACCTGGGGCGTTGCGTGGGATGGGTGTCCTTGAGACGCACTTCAACACGATCAACTTGTCGCAGGAACAGCAGCGGCAGGCCCGGTCTGTGTCGACCGCTGGCGTCCCGACGGGTGTCATCACCTCCGACAACCCGGACCTGACCGACGCAGAGGCGCTCGACATGAAAGCCACGTGGATGGCCGGGCAGACCACCCGGACCGTGCAGGTCCTCAACGCGTCGACAAAGTTCGAGCCGCTGTCGTGGAAGCCCGAAGAGATGCAGATGATCGAGGCGCGTAAGTTCACCCTCACCGAGTGGGAGAACATTTTCGGCCTGCCGATCGGATGGCTCGGCGGGCAGGACTCGTCGAAGACGTACAGCAACATCGAGCAGGACGCCATCAACCTGATCAAGTTTTCGTTGCAGGACCATCTGTCCCGGTTCGAGCAGACACTGTCGCTGGCGTTCCCCCGCGGCACCGACGTGCGGGCCAACCTCGACGCGGTGCTGCGGTCGGACACCCTGACCCGCTACCAGGCCCACGCGCTGGCCCTAGCTAACAAGCCGTGGAAGACCGAGGACGAGGTCCGCGAAACCGAGCACCTGGGGCCGATGCCGAAACCGCCCACCCCACCGCCGCCGGACCCGACGCGTTTAAACGGGCAACCGCCGCCTGCGGGTGACGGGGCGTCGCCAAGCGCTAACGGTGCGGGCCGCCCGGTCCCGGCGATGGCGGCGGCATGACCACGGCAGACCTGTCCTATGAGGAGCTCCAGGCGCGGGCCCAGCAGTACCTCACGCCACCCGCCGAGCCGGTCGACGATGGTGACACGTTCGGCGCGGCGGTGGTGCACCCCGACGACACGGTGCGGGAGCGTGCGGCCGAGTTCCTGCGCGGCCTGCCGGATCCGCCGGCGCTCCCCGGTGACGATCAGGGCGATACTGGCCCTGTCGCTGAATCTCCAGAAAGGACCTGACCATGGCAACCAAGACACCCGCAGAAGAGTCGGCGGCCACGACCGACGAGGCTGCGGTCGAGCCGGTGAGCGGCAACGGGCCAGCGGCGCATGAGGCGGATCGCCAGGTGCGCGGCGAATGCGTCGTGGACGACGGCACTCGCCACATCGGCCGGGCCGTCAACGGCGTCGTGTGCTCAGCGCACGCCGCGCGTTACCGCGCGGACGGCACCCGCCGCGTGCCTCTGAGATAGGAAGGCCCGCCATGACTGACAGGCATTACCGGTCGTTCCGGCCCGAGCTGCAGGTGCGGTCCGCCGGCGACGGAAGGACGATATTTGGAATAGCGGTGCCGTACAACGCGCCAACCCGCATCACCGACAGCCTCGTCGAGCAGTTCGCCCGCAGCGCGTTTAACCACCAACTGACGCACCCGAGCAGGATCAAACTGTCCCGCGAGCACTACCTCGAGGGCGGGGATGTCATCGGGGCAGCGTCGGTGCTGCGCGACGACGCAGCCGGGTTGTACTTCGAGGCCCGCGCGGCTAAGACACCCAAGGGCGACGAAACCATAGAGCTCGTCCGCGAGGGCGCCCTCGACCAGGTGTCCATCATGTTCGAGGAGCGGCAAAACCGTCGCCTGTCCGGCGGGATCGTCGAGCGGGTCAAAGCCGACCTGCACGAGATTGCCGTCGTGTTTTCCGGCTCATACGGGGACCTGGCCCCGGCGTTGGGCGTCCGCTCGGCCGGCGCCGGCGGCTCGCTCGTCGACGTCGACGACGAACTGCGCCGTCAGGCTGAGGAGTACCTGATGGCCGGCGGCCTGCCCGATGCTCCGGACATGGAGTTGCAGATCCGGGCCATCGAGCTCGGCATGCCGTACTGATCGACTAAACCGGCGGGGCGGAAATGCTACCGTCGTCGTGAAATCCGAAAAGCTCGACACCGACACCCCCGCCTCTGTACGCGGACACCCCGGCCCCTCACCGCGACGCCGACACCCCCGCCGCTGGGACACGGACACCCCGGTCACTCGCATGGAGCTCCCTTCCTAGAAATTCGGGAGTGAATCCGGCGTGGCTGAGAATGTGTACCTGCGTAATTTGAACGACCAGTACAAGGCGCTCCAAACCTCGATTGACGGTTTGCAGACCCGTGCCGCTGAGGCCAAGCGGGATCTGACCAACGAGGAACTCCGCTCCGTCGTGGAGATGGGCGAAAAAGGCAAGATGCTTTTCACCCAGATCAGCGACCTGACGGAGGTCGAGCTTCGCAACGCCAAGACCGCGGCCATGCAGGCTAAGGTCGCGTCGGCGATCGCCGAAGGCACCGCTGGCGCCGGCGAGACCGGCGACGGCGATGCCGGCGGCACTGGCGCTGGCACGACGCAGAATCTGGGCGGCGCCACCACCCAGGACCGCGACCCCGGGTTCTACACCCGCAGCTCGCAGCACTCGTTCATCGGCGACCAGTACCGGTCGGCGAAGATGGGCGACAAGGAAGCGGCACAACGCCTCACGCAGCACTCCAATGCGTTGCGCGGCAACGTGCACCTGCGTGACGTGCTGGGCACCACCACCGGCGGCGGTGTCGGTCTCGTCCCGCCCGTGTGGCTGGCCGAGCAGTTCGCGCCGATTCTGCACCGGCGGCTGCGGGTCGCCACCCAGTTGCGGCAGATCCCTTGGGCCGGACCGTACCCGTGGACCATCCCGGTGGCGTCGACGGCGGCGACCACCACGACCGTGGCTGAGGGCACCAACCCGACCGAGAACGACCCGACGTACACGACCATCACGGTCCTGCCGGCGGCGATCTCGGGCTTCTCGGAGGTGTCCCGGCAGATGCTGGAGGGCTCCAACCCGGCGGTGGACGCCATCATCTGGGGCGACATGATGGGCAACTTTTACGACAACGCCGAGACGTTGACGATCGTCGCCATCGAAGGTGTGACCGGCATCAACCTGCTCACCGTGACCGGCACCACCATCGACCTGATGCGCGGCGGGGTGCTCGACGCGATCTCCGCGATCGAGGACAACGCTGCCGGCGATGGGGACGTGTACTTCGGCCGCAAGGCCCGGTGGACCACGTACCTAAAGCTGGCCGACACCACCGGCCGTCCGCTGATCGTCAACCAGGGCTACGGCGCGATGAACGCCGTCGGTTTGGGCAACAACACCGGCGGGTTCCGTAACCCGGTCGCGGGCGAGCTGGAGAACCTGGCCGTGGTCACCTCACCGACGGTCAACGCATCACGCGGCTACGTCGTCAACTCGCAGGAGCTGCTGTTCTCCATCTCCCCGCCGATGCAGTTCGCGTTCGAGCAGCCCGCCGGGCCGGCGCTTGTGCGGGTGGGTGTGTGGGGCTACGTGGCGGTTGTCGCGAACCGGCGCCCGAAGGCGATCAGCCGCATCACCTACAACAGCAACTAACCCCCCTCCGAAGGTCGAGGTCGTACAGATGGGCAGCGGCATGGTGCAGGTCGCGTACCTGCACTCCGACGAGGTCAGCTACTCGTGGCATGACTCGATGCGCCGTCTGTACGACCACGACCGGGAGCACAATCAGGTCCTGGCCCCGAAACCGCTGAACATCCGGGCCTCGGCCGGGCAGCTCGTCCCGTCCCGCAACTACGCGGTCCAACTGTTCCTGAACAAGCTGGACCACGAATGGATGTTTTTCGTCGACACCGACATGGGGTTCGAGGGCGACATCGTCGACCGGCTCCTGGCCGCAGCCGACCCGGCCACCCACCCCGTGGTTGGCGCGCTGTGCTTCGCCCTGAACTTCCAGCGCTACGACGGCATGGGCGGGATGCGGGTGCAGATCGTGCCCACGCTCTACCGCATCGGCAAAGAGGTCAACAGCGGGCACGAGTCGTTCTCCTACTACGGCGACTACCCGGCCGACACCGTCGTGCCCGTCGCGGCGACCGGGGCGGCGGCGTTGCTGATGCACCGCAGCGCCCTGGAAAAAGTTCGGGCCGAGTACGGAGACAAATGGTTCGACCAGGTTCAGTCCCCCGGCGGGCTGGTCGGGGAGGACTTCTCGTTCTGCCTGCGTCTGCGTTCGATCGGCATCCCCGTCGACGTCCACACCGGGGTTCAGACCACCCACCACAAACAGGTGTGGATCGGCGAAGACGACTACCTGCGCGGGCTCGGCGCGGTCGGTGACGACCCGATCGCCATGGCCGCCGAATATGTGCCGCCGGCCACCGACCCGGTTGCGGTGCTCGTACCGGTGCTGGGCCGGCCCGACAACGCCGCCCCGTTCATGGCCTCGCTACGCGCTTCCACCGGCCTGGCCACTGTCTACGCGATCGCCGACGGCAACGACCCGGAAACGGCCGAAGCGTGGCGGGCCGCCGGCGCCCACGTCCTCGTAGACCCCAGCAACCCGGTCACGTTCGCGCGCAAGGCGAACCTGGGCTACCGCGAGACCGACGAGCCGTGGCTGTTCCTCGTCGGCGACGACGTCCGGTTCCATCCCGGCTGGCTCGACCGGGCCCAGTACGTCGCCGCCTGCACCCGGGCGGCCGTGGTCGGCACCAACGACCTCGGCACCGAACGGGTCCGCACCGGCGAGCACGCCACACACATGCTCATCTCCCGGGCCTACGTCGACGAGCAAGGCGCCTCATGGGACGGGCCGGGTGTGGTCGCGCACGAGGGTTACCGGCATTTCTTCGTCGATGACGAGCTGGTGACCGTGGCCAAGGATCGCGACCAGTGGGCCGCCGCGCTGGACTCGATCGTCGAGCATCTGCACCCGCTGTTCGGCAAGGCCGACGACGACGACGTCTACCAGGCCGGCCGGGAACACGCCGACGCCGACCGGGATCTGTTCGCGCAGAGATTGGCGGACCATGACCGGGCCGGCTAAAGCCGCACGAGTTCCCCGCGGCGCTGAACGCCCTAACTGGAAGGGCGACGCAGCCGGCTATCAGTCGCTGCACAAATGGGTTCGTGGTCAGAAGGGCGAACCGCTTGAGTGCGCGCACTGCGGCGCGACGAATGGTCGGATTGAATGGGCCAATCTGTCTCGCGAGTATCGGCGCGACGTCGCTGATTGGGCGGCATTGTGCAAACGCTGTCACGGACGGTATGACAATCCGACCTGTCGGCGGGGGCACGAGCGAACGGAAGTAAGTGCGTGGATCGACGGGCGAGGGTATCCGCACTGTAGGACATGCCGGAACGAGAGGCTTCGTGTACAGCGAAGCGGGGCGTCCTATGACAGGCCACATCGAAGCGCGATCGCCGACAAATACGGCACCCGTTTGGGGCGGTGACTGCCGTGCATGCCCAGTCGTACAACTGGATCGCCCGATACACGAGCGATGATCCGTTAAGGATCCTGGACATCGGCGGTCGCGACATCAACGGCTCGCCGCGACTGCTATTTCCGAACGCGGATTACACCGTCCTCGACGCGATCGACGGCGGTAACGTCGACATCATTGCCGATGCGTCGACGTGGGTGCCCGATCGTGAATACGATCTCGTCATTTCGGCGGAGTGTTTCGAGCACACCCCGGTGTGGCCCGAGATCTGCGCCACCGCGCATAAGGCGCTGCGCCCCGGTGGGCTGTTCATCGCCACCATGGCCGGGCCGGGCCGGCCCGAACACTCCGGTGTGGACGGCGGGTGGGTGCTGCACGACGGCGAGCACTACGCCAACGTCAAACCGGCGGCGCTGCGGCGGGTTCTGCTCGAGCTGGGCTTCGGCAGCGTCCTGGTCGACCAGCAATTCAACCCAGCCGACGTGCGTGCCGTGGCGGTGAAGTGATGACCCTGGCAACGCTCGCGGTGCACATAGACCTGGACGCATCGTTCGCCGCGCTCGAAGCGGGCGTACACGACCACGACGGCATGTTGAAGTTCCCGACGGACCTGGACCGCTACCACACGGTGATCGCCGCCACCGACCCGGACGTGATCGTCGAGACCGGTACACGCACGGGCGCGTCGGCGCGATGGTTCGCCGCCGAAGGCCCCGACGTGATCACAGTGGACAACAACCCGACCATCTTCGAGGGATCTGCTGACGGGCTGACTGTCCTCGTCGGAGACTCAACAGACCCGGACCTGGTCGCCCGGATCCGCGAGTTGGTCGCCGGCAGGCGGTGCATGGTTTCGCTGGACAGCAACCACGCCGCCGCGCACGTCGGCAAAGAGATCGAACTGTACGGGCCGCTGGTGTCTTTCGGCTGCCACCTGGTTGTCGAGGACGCGATCTGGGGCTACGCCGACGAGGCGGTGCACCTGCGCCACGGCGAGGGCGGTATGGAGGGCTCGCCGCTGGACGCCATCTGCCAGCACCTCGCCGGCAACCCCGCCTGGCTGCGTGACGTCGAGATCGAACAGGCCCACCCGATCTCACACAACCCGGCTGGTTACTGGAGGCGGGTGGGGCAATGGCCCTGATCCGGATCCTGCGCACCGCGGCGGTCACCGTCACGCACACGTTCGTCGTCGACGAAGGACCGCAGGACGCGTCCGGGCCCGTGACGGTCAGCCTCAAACGGCTCGACGGCACCCTTGTCGAGGCCGCCACCGCCGGGCACCCCGGCCCGCCCGGCGAATACACCTACCCCGTACCGCCCCAGGCCCAACTCGACGAACTCACCCTCGACTGGACCGGCAGCATCGGCGGCGCCGCCACGACCGTGCGGGACAGCGTCGAAATCGTCGGCGGGTTCATGTTCGGCATCGCCGAGGCCCGCCACGCCCACCGGTTCCTGGCCAACGTCAACGACTACTCGACCAGTTCCCTGGCGGAAAAGCGGATCCAGGTGGAGCAGGAGTTCGACCGGATCTGCGGACAGGCATGGGTCCCCCGGTTCGCGCGGGTGTTCCTGTCCGGCCGGGACACCGACCGGCTCGGCACACCCCACTCGATGATTCGCGCGGTGCGGGCGGTCAGCATCAACGGTGTCGCCATGGCCGCGCCCGACGTGGCCCTGATCGGCTTCTCCGACTCGGGGGTGTTGTGGCGACCCGGCGGCGCGATATGGCCGGCCGGTCATCGCAACATCATCGTCGAGCTCGAGCACGGCTGGGACGCCCCACCGTCGGATGTCAAAGACGTCGCGATTCTGCGGATGCGGTCCAAGGTGGCCACCACCACCACCGGCATCCCCGACCGGGCCATCTCCTATACCCACGCTGAGGGCGGCACGTACCGGCTGTCGACCCCGAACCGGGAGCGGACCGGCATCCCCGAAATCGACGGTGTCCTCGCCAAGCCCGGCTACACGCGGGCGCCGCGGGCGGTGGTGGCGTGAGCACGGCCAGCACCAACGCGTACGCCGCCAAGCGGGCCATCATCGACGCGCTCGCCGCCCGGGCCGCGCTCAAACAGGGCGGCCTCGGTCAGGCGAAAGTCACCTACGCGTGGCAGGGCGGCACCGGCGGCGACCTGGTCCAGGTGTTCGGTGGGCAGGTCTACTTCACACAACCCGGCGACGACGACGCCGTCGACGGTGATCAGCGGCTCGTCAAAGAAGAGGCCCTGATCTCGATCCACACCCGGGTAAGCATCAACCCCACCCCACCGGACGGGGAACCGGCCCGCGAAGCCGACGAGCTCGTCGAGGCCATCCTCGACGACATCGCCGACGAGGTCGCCCGTGACCGGCATCTGGCCGGCGGGCACAGCATCTGTCGAATCGCCGACGGCAACGGCGGCCCCGAACCCGGCGACGGGGAAACCGTCGCATCGGCGTCCATCCACATCGCCGTCGAGTCCTACGTCCACTGAAGGAGAACGCGATGCCCCTGTCAGGAACCAGTGTCGGCCTGTCTGTGCTGACGACGCTTATCGGCGGGCTCGACATTCAAACACAGAAGTCGGAGCTCCAGTTCACCCGCGGGTTCTCACTGGACTCGGGCACGGGCGCCAACCAGGCCGACAAAGTGTGGTCGGACACCCGCACCATCACCGCGTCCGGCACTGACGACATAGACCTGGCCGGTGTGCTGCTCGACGCGTTCGGCGCGGCGCTCACGTTCGCCAAGGTCAAACTGATCGCCGTGGCCGCGTACGCAGCGAACACAAACAACTGTGTGGTCGGTGCGGCTGCGGCGACCCAGTTCGTGGGGCCGTTCGGGGCTGCCACACACACGGTGGCTGTGGCGCCGGGCGGGTTCTTCTGCATCACCCGACCCGACGCGGCCGGGTGGGCTGTTGGCGCCGGCGCGTCTGATCTGCTGCGGGTGACCAACTCCGCTGGCGGCACATCGGTCACGTATGACGTGGTCATCCTCGGTACGTCTGCCTGAGCGGAGCCCGTT